TCAATATCTTCTTCTGATATAGTCTCTTCTTCGCTTTCATTTTCTTCTTTAATAAACGCGCTAAATGAAATAGTACTTTTTTTTACGTTGTATTTTTTCTTAAGCTCGGCTGTTTTAGCCACACGTTCAGCAGTAGGAAGATCAAACGTTGTTTTTAATTCTTTGTAGTAATCAGGATGTGGTAGCCCACTGGCTTTTCTTAAAGCTTGATGCCTGGCATATAACTTATCTTGAACCGATTCTTCTACTTCACCGAAGTCAGCTTTAGGCACATGAGCATATGGAAGGTCACCTATAGTGGCATCTTTATGACCATGTAGCTTTAACATATCATCTACATGACCTTTCATGTAGTCTTCGTGCTGATCTAACACACCTAATGACTGCAAAGCGTCATGCGCTGTAGACATATGATAAGAAAAGTCATGAATCATGGAGTTGGTAGCCATACCAGCATCCATTGCTTTCTTTTTAATAGCTAGATAATTATCGGTAGCTTCCATGGCTGTTTTTAACAGCTCATGTTGTAAAAATGCGTCTGTAATCATTTAGTTATCGACCTTAACATCCAAGCGTGTTTTTCGTGAGCTTCAATTCTATCTTGAATATGATTGGAAATACCAAAGCTAGATTCTTTTTCAGCTTCATCATAAGCTTGATATAACATAGCTAACAATCTATCGTTATCATTACGAAGATTGGTTAACATAGTTTGTGCATCAGAAATAGCATCACTTTCATCCATAGAACCATACGACATAAGTCTTGCTAATGAAGGAGGTGCGTATACGTTTAAAGTTCTTATTAATTCAGCAATAGTGTCTACGGAACCATGAACGTCTTGGTACAAGTCACCAAGGAAGTCATGATACTGAGCAAAATCAGGACCTTCGACATTCCAATGATAGGAATGTGCTTTGAAATAAAATGTAAATACATCGGCTAAAAGCTTTCTTAAAGTATCTGCTAACATTATAATTCCAGGTATTGTTTAAATTGCATTTTACGAAAAGTTTTAGGTTTCATAGCGATACCTGTTTCAACTCTTCTCGTAACATCAGGTGTTGTATGCTTACCTATTTTTTCTGTAGTAGGTGGTTCATCCTCATGATGACCGGTAGGTTCACCAATATGTTTATTTGCTCTTAAAGTTTCAATCATCGACTTAAACTCTTTGTAAGCCGATGGACACATATCAAAATGTTTAGTCTGAATACCATCAAATTCTAATTGCTTAGAAGTCATACCCATATCTAACTTTTGTTGTTCCGTCATTAACAGAACTGGTATTTTATTTTTAAAGGTAACGATTGTCTTAGCAAATTCAATCTCTTTTACGTCTTCTAACCAACACTTAACCGTTTCACCTTCTTTAAGCGTTACTGTAACGTAATTAGACCCTCTAAAGCTAATCTTACCAACCTTACCATTAGCCTCTACAATAGACCCTAATTTTAATATTTCACCAGCTACGTATTGTTCACGTACTGGCTTCTTATTTACCGTTTCTCCAGGAGTCATATCCCTCATTTTATTAGCACCTTTTGTTTCTCCCCACTGGTATTTAGATACCTTTAAATGCGGGTCGTAGATTTCGTGAAGTCCCATACCTGATCTAACATCTCGAAATACTTCTCTTGCATGTCCCTCATTGGCTGCAAGTTTACTAGGAAGATTTTTTCGAAAAGATGAGAAGTCATTATTGGTAGCATGTTTGCGCATATCAGTACCGGATACACCTGCTTTCCTTTCGCCAGTATTGGCTGTAGTAATACTTTTAAAATTATAGTACCCGTGTTTACCTTCTTTACCATTATAATCTTTTAGACGATTATATTCTTCAGCTCTATCTGAACCACCTGCAATAATGACATGTTTGTAACCTTGTTTATGTAAATCAGAAAGATGATGAAATAGAGTGGGTTTTTCTTTTGACGAAGAGGTAATATTGGTGCCAGGAAAAGCACGCTTTAAATGCTTGGTTTTTTGTTGTACAGTAAGGGGATTCTTTTTGGCATCTTGCGAATGAGATGCAATGACTAGATGATCGGCATCATGTTTGGCTGCTAGTTTCTTAAGACCCTCTACATTTTCCTCATGACCTGAGGTAGGAGGATTCATGCGGCCGAATAAGACAGCCACAGTCTTTTTATCTGATTCTAGTAGAAAATCTTTGAAGGCCATTGGATATAGTTAGTGACGTTACAATTAGATTATTTATCTTTTTTTATTTTTACCCTTAACCATATTAATTCGCCAATGAGCGAGCTGTTTTTCACGTGGAGAGGCGGTTTCAGATGAACGTACTTTTTTTAATTGCGAGATAGTCTTATCTTTAAGACCATGTCTGGCCATATCCCCTTTATCTTGGGGATTACGACCGTCTTGAAAATTTTCACCTACTGGTACGCAGTTAGGTACCATTTTATTACCTTTTTTCTTTAGCCTCTGCTGAGTATAGCCATCCCAGCATTTTTCTCTAAGTTCTTTAAATGTTTTCATACTAGCTTAGCTTTAAGTTCATCTATTTGTTTTTGTTGATCTTTTAACCCTTCAATTAAAAATGCAATAAGTGAATCATACACAATAGTTTTAATTCCGTCTGGGTTAGTATGAATAATTTCAGGTATTATTTCTTCTACATCTTGAGCAATTAAACCATATGATTTACCTTTAGTTGAATTAAACGTAAAGGAGACTCCATTTAAACTTTGAACTATTTGTAATGCATTTTTTATAGGTTTAATTTTAGATTTTAAACGTTTATCAGAATAGGTGTAAAAGTATGGTGATGTTATAAATTCAGTTGCATTAATATTACCTGTTACTTCCACATTACCGGTAATGTTAGCACCATTAGAAATAGTAATAGTATTGAAGGTAACATCTGATGATGTACTTACTGCCTGACCGATAGCAACAGTAGGTGTTGTACTTTCATTACCTAACCCGGTAATAGTAACACCAGTGCCTGCAATAATATTTGAAACATAAGCCCCGGTTGTATCAGTACCTAGCTCTACTGAATTGTTAGCTATAGTTGTTACTATAGAAATTGTATTGTTTTGTAAATCTAAAAGGGTTGATGATGCTGAACCAGTTACATCTCCTGATAAAGTAACGGTAATAACCGGGTCCGGTTTATTAGTTGTATTTGTCCAGTCTAAGTAATAGGAACCATTTTGACCGTCCAACAGATCACTGTCTAACCCTGAATTAGCTCCATCAACATTTTTTAATCCGTCTAATAAATTAGTGTTAGATATAGATGTAGATGATACACCTGCAACAGTAGCTACTAAAGTGTTAGCTTTATCAAATGCTGATCCTGCATAAGTTACTGCTACATTAGCTCTATCGTAAGCAGAATTAGCTTGATTACGAGAATTACCTATAGATGAGTTAATTGTAGTAAAGAAATTTGAATCATCATTTATTGCTGCGGCTAGCTCATTAAGAGTGTCTAACACACCAGGAGCAGCATCAATTACGTTAGCTATTTCATTAGTTACATGAGTAATAGTTGCGTAGGAAGTAAGATCGGTAGAATTTATAGTAATAACACCTGTCGTGTTATTAAAGGACCCATCACCTGATACGCTAAAAAGAGAACGAATATTAGAATCAGTAAGCGACAATTGTAGCTTAGCTTCTGCTACAGTATTACCACCAGTACCTCCATGAACAATACCTACTACTTCTCCGGTTTGAAATTCTGCTAAACCAATAGGAGAGTTTGAGTTATCGTATACGGTACGAATAGGAGTTTTAGTTGTAGCCATGTGATTAGAAATAGAATTGCGCTCGACCTGATTGTGTTATAGTGGTACCGTCATTAAAAGTAAAATTAGTAAAAACATAATCATCAGGATTCGCACCAAAAGTAAAATTAGTAGCTACAGTATTTAGGCCTAAGTTTTTTGTATAGAATGGCACTAAGGTTGTAACAGCACCAGTAGCTCCAAGAAGAGCAATAGGTTTTTCTTCTAAACCTGTGTTAATTTTTGAATTTACTGGAAGAACAGCCCCAGAGGAAGATATTGTGATTGTACCGGATCCATCAGAAGAAATAGTAGCGCCACCTAAGTCAATAGTATTATTAGCCAGATATATAGTACCCCATCTTTTATTAGGAGTACCTATATCATGTACACTGTCTTGGTCTGGAATAATAGCTGTAGTAACATTTAAAAGGTTAGCAGCACCTCCACCTCCACCTCCCCCTGAAGAAACGGATGCTTCCCATCTCGAATTTGCTGCTTTATAAGTTAAAACATCACCATCATTGGGGGCTTTAACTGTGGTATAATCGGTGTCACCTAAATCATATAACCAGTAGGAACCTGATCCAGGCCCGTGGGCTGCTATCTTACCTATAGCTTGTTCTAAAAATCTAAGTTTTTTAACTATATGATCAAGATTTTTACTAACTAAAGTAGGATCAGGTTGTTGAAAAGAATCTGCTCTTTCTTCTAATTTTACTTCTTTTGTAATGTGTTCGGAAGCAAAATCTGCTAACGTTTTGGCGGGTAATTCGCTTTCGAGGGATTCGGTTGGTTCGGTTGGCTCGGGTTCACTGGTTTCGACTGCTTCGATGGTCTGTGATTGTACCAGCTCATTAGCTTCCTCCTTTAATACCTCAAGTACCTCATCCAGAGTAGGTGGTTTAGGATACTCGATAATTTTGCTAACTAAATCATCAGCTACTCGTGAAGCTTCTGACAAATCTCTTATAGCATTTTGGCGAACGGAATTAATAATTTCTTTTTGCAGACGTTCATAATTTTCTACTTCTTCAACTATAGACGGGTCAATAGGCTCATTCATAGCCCTAGACCACTTTACTAATAGCTGCTTTTCTTTTATACTTTTCATTGTCTAGCTAAGAAATTCTGTCTACTAAATTCTGCTCTATCTACTAATTTAGTAGGTCTATTATTTCTCACCACTACATAACCTTCTGGTTTAGATTTAATTCCGTTTATAGAATGTTCAAACTTAGGGTGTGCAGATAAACCGTGAACTAATTGATCTTTAGCAGCCTGCATATGATGATGCATCTGCAGAATATTGTTTAAATGTTCTTGGTTTTTATTTACATGCTGAACATCATTTTCCATTTCACCAAGTTTAGCTTGAACCGATTTTTGTGTCTTTACTTTAGCAATAGCTTTAGTATGAACGTCTTTTAAATGTTCTAGGTAACCGGACACAGAAGGTTTAGAATTTTCGCGAACAGTTTTGTTAATGTATGTCTTTAAATGACCAGCATGATGTTCATTTTCACCTGACATTACATTATAAGCTTCTTTTGGAGTAGAAGTAAATAATTGTTTGGCTTGTTCTAGGTGATGAGTATATGTCTGATGTTGATCATGTGTTAATTTAGCAGAAGCTACATCATTACGATTGTCAATCATATGAACATCTTCATGCTTAGTAAAGTGAGATAGATCAGGCGAGTAATCGGCTTTTAAATGTTCAAAATTCTTACCAGTATAAGCAGTATGTACGACTAACCCTAGTTTTGATTTAGCAATCTTTTTACCTTCAGCAGAATTATGTGCTGTAGAGTAGGTAATTAGATTAGGTTTAAAATGATACTTTCCACCTTTGTTTACTATATCAC